GCCTGAATATATTAACAAATTTATGAATAATGCATATTTAAGATTTCAATCCACTGATTATACCTCATATGAAAGTCATTTTACAACTGACATGATGGATGATTGTGAATTTGAATTGTATCGTTACATGAGTTCTAATAATGTTAAAGCTAAAATGTTGACTCGACTAATATTTAAGATATTAGCATCAACTAATGTAGCGGATAACAATTATTTCTCTGTTAAAGTTGATGCAAAACGAATGTCTGGAGAAATGAATACTTCCTTAGGGAATGGATTCAGTAATTTGATGTTTTTGTTATATGCAGTAGAAAAATATAAGTTTGATCATTCAGGTCCTATTGTTGAGGGGGATGATGCAGTTATTGGACTAAATGAACCTATACCTAAAGATTATTATATTAAAATGGGGCTGAACGTTAAAATGCAGTTCGTTGATAATATATCTGAAGCGTCTTTTTGTGGTTTAGTTTATGATTCATTAGATCTTATTAATATTCGCGAGCCGTTAGCGTGTTTATGTACTACACCTTGGGTTACTAAAAAATATGCTAGCTGTACCAAATCTATATATTATAGTTTGATTAAAAGCAAAGCATTGTCGTTGATGTATGAATATCCTGGTTGTCCTATTGTTTATAATTATGGAAGAAAAATTTTTGATTTACTTAGTGAATTCAAGATTAAATCTGCACAAACAACACCTTATCAAAAGGTTTTGTTTTTAAAAGCTTTTCAGGCTTATAAATGCGATAACATTCCTTTTAAAGAAACTGGTCAGAGTACCCGGCTTTTAATGGAAAAAGTTTTCAATATACCTGTTAGCTTACAATTTCGAATTGAAAAAGAGATAGAATATATGACTATTGATAATTTTAATATACCCAGTGCCCTTGAAGCTATGCCAGGTATATGGATAGATAATTATAATAGTTATGTTCTTCGTTCCCAAGATCAAGATTGGAATAATATATGTCGTCAAGATTATTTGACTTATTCTAAATTAGATATTGATAGAATTATACAAACTGAAAAAGAAATTTTTAAGATTGATAAACCTATTGAAAAATCTTTATTCTATATGAATAAGAAGAATAAGGATAATAAATTTTATGATGATTATATTATTAGATGGAACGATTCACACACTCGTTTGCGTGTGAATAATTTGAAAATTTAGATTTAATTGGCTAGTCGAAAATACAGGGTTTTTATAAACTATCAATAAACTTTTGAGTACTGTATTGTGGCTATGTTAACAAAATTTCAACCTAATTTGTTGAATAAACAACAATATTTA